CTACCCGCTGCGTCGGTGACCACCAGACGAAACCCGACCGCGCCGTACTCCAGCGTCCACGAGTAACCATTCGATGTGGTCCAACGCAGTATCCGGGCGTAGCTGCCCGTGGGTGGCAGAGTGGGCTCCTTGAGCGAGATCGAGAGCTGCCAGCCGGGCGCCGCGGGCGCGGCCACGAACGTGCCGGACAGCCGGCAGCCTGAAACGCTGCGCAGGGTCTGCCGGGCGCCTGCGGGCCGGTCGGACTGGGCGAACTCCGGCCCACCAGCCACCGTGCCAGAGGTGCCACCAGCGACCGTGTTGCCCAGCACGGACGCGCGAGGGTCCTCTTCCATCGGCCAGTGACCGATCCGGGTGCTGCGGGCCGTGATCGTGACCAGCATCGGGCTGGCGACCAGGTCGGTCCACCCTTGCAGGCGTTGCAGCGGCCCGGCCGCGGTGAACAACACCGACGACCTTCCCCTTTTCGCCGCTGGTTTGTGGTCGCCGGTCCGGACCGCTTTGTACCCGGCAGCTTCGGCTTGGCTGCGCAGCACTAGGCCGGCGCCGACGCGTAACCGGGCCGGGGTGGAGCGCCCAGCAACCCCATACAGCACACTCTCGGGGCGTTCCGGGTCGTAGGCCAGGGTGTCGTTGTTTATCTCGACGGAGAATTCGGCCGGCCGTGGCCACGACGAGGTGGTGTACGGGGCGTTGCCGCGCACCGATTTGGTCGGGGCGGCGGAGTACAGCGGGATGGCCTGCCACGCCCCGGACAGATACAGCTGCAGCTGCACGGTCCATTTCATGGCCGGACCGCCCCGCCGACGATATGCACGCCCAGGGCGGTCACCCGGCCGCCGCGACGCCCGACCGCCGCCGCGATTACCTGCAGCAAAGCGTCGCCGACCTCGCCGGCGTCGACGCGCAACCAGCCGGCGTCACTTGAGCTGCTGGCGCCGGTCGCGGAGACCCGCTCACCGGCCATCGCCAGGATCGGCACGTAGTCGCCGGCCGCGCCCGGCACCCGGCCACCAGCATGGAACGTGGGCAGGTTCGGGACGGAGATGCTGTTGCCGCCGATGATCGGCACCCAGTCCGGGACGGTCCACGACAGCCGGCCGATGGTCGAATTCCAGGCCTCGGCGATGCCGTTGAACGCGGTCTTGAACGGGAACAGGACGAAATCTGCGACGGTTTTGAAGGCTTTCCCGACCCAGCCGGGGATTTTTTTCAGGGTGTTCCAGGTGGACATCGCGCCGTCACGTATCCACTGCCACGCCGATGACGCCGCACGTTTGATGACGTTCCAGGTGTCGATCCAGAACTGTCGGAACCCAGCGAACTTGACCCACAGGACGACGAAGATCGCGATCAGCGCGACGATCCCGACGACGATCCAGGTGATCGGGCTCGCCAGGAACGCCGAGTTCAGCGCCCACTGTGCTATCCGGGTGCCCTTCAGGGCGGGGATCAGGAAATTCGTCAGCCCGGACGCGAAATCGCCGACGCCGGCGCCCAGCAGCAGCAGCGTCTCGAACCCCCAGTCGCCGGACGCGGCCCGTTTGACGCCCGCCGCGCTGTCCTGGATACCGGTCAGCGTGTCACGAAACCCCATGGCCCGGGTGTCTAAAGCGTCTGACCTTTCCGCGGCCGCGTCGAAACTGTCGGCGCTTTTCTTGACGCTGGACCCCATGTCCTTGGCCGCGTCGCCGACCTCATCGAAAGCCTTCGTGGCCTTGGACGAGTCACCAGCAAAGGTGAGGGTGACGACATTAGCCATCAAGACTCCACGGTGAAACCGGCGTCGCGGGCCACGTCACCCAGCGCCCGTTCCAGGATCTGCTCAATCTGGGGTCGGCGCTCACGCAGGCCGGCGTACACATACCGGCCGTCCTTGATGAACTCGCGCTTCGGCGGCCGGCCCTTGTGTCGGCCCTGCCCGCCGAAATCCAGCCACGGGGCGTACGGGGCACGGCGGCCGCCGAGCCCGACGCGGGCCTCACGCTGACTGGAACGCGATTTCAGGCTGGCCGCGGCCTGCCCGGACTTACGCGGAAACCGGGCTTGGGCGTAGTCGATCACTTCGTCGGCGGCCGCGTTCAGTGCTAGCCGCAGCTGCTTGGGGAGGTTCGCGTCGGCGCGGCGTAGCTGTGTCTGCAGCTCACGCAGCCCATCGATGGCGATCTTGTCAGGCATGGCTCACCTCAGCTTTGCCAGTTCCAGCTCATGTTCGGCGGCGCGCCGCGCGTAGTACCGGGTCCACAGCACATACTCGGCGTGCTCCATCGTCAACAGCTCGGCGTGGGTTCGGCCGAGCTTCGCGGCCAGGAAGAATTGAAACTCAAGCTCCGGGTCGTCCTGCAGGTCGAGCCAGGCCTGCTTACCCGCGGCCACTTTTCGGGTTCCGAGTGGCCACCCGAGACAGGATGGCGATCTCGTCGCTGATCGTCTGCAGGTCCCCGGCGTCGCCTTGCTTCGCCCACGTCTGCACATCGGCGAGGCTGAGCACCGGATCGGTCAGCGCGGTCGCCACGATCCAGCACACTTTTTCGGTGGTGTCGTCGATCTCTTGGGACTGCAGTACCTCGTCCAGGGTGAGCGCGCGGATAGCGACGGTGTCACCACCGTCGAGCTCGACCGTGCTGCGCCCGGTTTTGCGGGCCAGGATCTGATCACGGGAAAGGTTCGCCACGGCCGGTCCCCTGCCTTACACCTGTGTAGTTCGGACGATGGCGCCAGCGACGGTCATGTCACACGACCAGGACACGATCTCATCGTGCGGGCTGGTCTCGGTGTATTTCTCGATGACCGCGTTGAAGCTCTGCTGCGGTTTGCCGGTCCCGGCCCCCTCGGGCTGGCGGATCACGGCGACGGTCGCGCCCGGGGTGTCCAGCACCGCGGCGGTGCCGGTGGTCAGACTCGCGTCGTACCAGCCGCCCATCGTGAATTTGCCGGTCTTCAAGCCGCCGACGTTGTTCTCGTCATCGACGCCGTAGCCGGTGATGTTGTGGACCGCGGCGCCGCGTTCCAGGGTGGATGTTTTCGTCCACAAGCTGATGTCCTTGGTGGCGATCTTGATAACAGTGAGTTTGCCGTGCGACGACGCCATCAGGGACCTCCGACGATTCTGCAGGTGAAGACCAGCGCGAGGTACGGCACGCCGGCGTACGTCGCGTCCGGGGCGTACTCACATTCGGTCGGGGTGACCGAGTCACATGAGGTCCACAGGTACGTGTTGAGCAGCGCCGGAACGCTGTTGGTGCCGGACGTGGCCGCGTACGCCGACGCCCGCTCGTAGCGGGACCGTTCGTCGCCGCCGAACAGGCACACGATCTCCTGGCGCGGCATGACGATCAGACCCTGGCCGTAGCTTTCCACGTAGCTGATCACGTCCGGGGCGGCGACGATCGCCGCCGGCGCCTGGATCTGCTCGGTGCCCCACGGCGGGGTACGCAGACTGATCGTGCGCAGCGCGGCGCGTAGCTCGGCGGCGACCGTGGCCGGGTTCACCCGACCCGCCTACGCCTAGTCAACCCGATCAGGCTGGTGGCTACGTCCGGGTCCAGACGGGCCAGCAGCCGCACCTGTGACTGCTGATCGGGGCTGCCAGCAACCCCGAACGGCGCCCGCCGGCGTGAGTTCCACCGGTTGGCCTGCAGCAGGCACGCGGCCGGTACCGCGGCCGGGACTTCATTCCAGCCCCACCGGGCGGTGACGACCACCGGTGTGCCCAGCACGGGCGGGCTTTCGAACCCGAGCCGCTCGTACGGCCGGTTCTCTAGGGGGGCGTCGTCGGGCAGCAGCACAGCCGCGGCCGCGGCCGCGTCACCGCCGTTGATCAACATCCCGGTCGTGTCCTGCACGTCGTCGATCTCCAGCAGCCACAGCTGTAGCGCTGGTGTCCACACCGCCGGACGCCGGTACGTCCGCGCGAGCGGGCCGAGCGTGTTACCGAACTGCCGGTTCGTGGCCTCGTCCACGGCCCGGCTTGACGCGGACGCCCACATGATCAGATCGTCGTCGTCGGCGGTGTCGTCGAGCTCGATCGACAGATAGCTTTTTAGCCGGTCAACGTCGATGTAGTCAGGGCGCCACACCATCAGCGGTCAGTCCCGATCGGAGCGCTGATCAGGCTGGTAGCGGCCGGACGTACGCCGTTCGTCGAGCCGGGCGGCGGTACGAATCCCGGTCACCTCATGCAAACCCCCGCCGTACAGGGCCACGTCGCCGAGCTGCTGCACCTGCAGATCCTGCGCGTCGTCGAGCTCCTGGTCGTCGTCGTCGCCGAGGTCGACGTTGCCGGCCTGATCGCCGAGCCTCTCACGGACCTGGCTGCGGGTCAGCAGCTGCCCGCCGATGACCGCCCGACCGAAATTGGCTATCTCCTGCCGGTCACCTTCGGACAGCAGGAACCGGTGTTGGGCCTGCTGCACGCCGGCCGGTTGCGCGCTCTGCTGCCGTAGCCGGTCCAGGTCTTCACGCAGTCGGGCGTTCTCCTGCAGCAGCGCGTCACGTTCGGCGGCTAGCTGCTCCTTGGTTTCAGGCATCGGTGCTCCCTGCTAGCGAATGTCGGGGATGGCTCACGGCGCGGCCGGGTCGTAGATCAGCTCACGGGTTCGGGTGTAGTCGGTGACCGCCCACGCCTTGTAACCCCAGATGCCCAGGTCGACCCACGCGACCCGCCATTCCAGATCCAGGCGTTGCGGGGCGGACGCCCACAGGCACGCCACGTCAGAGTCCAGCATCCAGCTAGAGGCCGGGGCGATACCGGACGCGGCGGTCGCCCACGCCGGCACCCACAATTTGCCGTGCGCGTCGAGCCAGCCGTACCGCGGGTCGGCGGTCCCGCCGGCGTTGACCGCACCAACCGACGGGTACAACCGGCGGCCGGTCGTGTCGTGCGCGTTGACCATCGCCTTGTACAGGTCGATCTGGGTGAACACTTTACGGAACCGGTCGCCGCCGCGGATGTACTGCAGCGGCACGATCGCGTTGGCCAGGGCCGTGTCTAGGGCCGCATCAACGGATGCCACAGCGATCGTGATGTCCGGGATCGACGCGGACACCGCAACCAGCTGGGCTTGCACGTACGCTTCCAGGCCCTCGTACCAGGCACGGGTCATCTGCCGCCAGATCAGCCCGGACATTTGCGGGTTGCCGCCCTGATCGAAAGCCTCCCGGGTGATCTCGACCTTGCCCGACAGCGGCGAGGGGGTGATCGTCTGCGCGGTCGCGGTGAACGTTCCCGGGGTCGGCTCGACACCGGTCACGTGGTCGGCGACCAGCCCGGCCGCGCTGGCGAACTTCGGGACGACGAACGGCGTGATGTCGTCGAGGGTGCCTTTCAAAAACTCGGTGTACATCGGGTACTGGTAGTCCAGCTGGTCGACGTACAGGTCAGGCCGGTTACGGGGCGGGTTCAGCCCGGTGACGTTGCCGGGTGTGACCGCGAACCGTTCGGCGGCGGTCAGCGGCTCGTGCCTGCCCGGGTCGCCGCCCTCGAACGCAGCCCGGACGAAGGTTTCGGCGCGGTCGCGGGCGGCCAGGTCGCCGCCGCCGCCGGGGCGCCAGCCCTGCAGCAGGTCGGAGGAAAAGTCGTGGGAGCCTGCCCGTAGGTTGCCGTGCCGGTCGAACCGGTACGGGGCCGGTTCGGACACCGACATGGACATTCCGGCCGCGGCCGGGTTGACCAGGATCGGGCCGGGCGCCGGTTCGGCGGTGGCCTGCTGCTCGGCGAGCTGCGCGGTGTACGCGGTGAACATTTGGTCGAGTAGCCCGCCGGCGGCGAACCCGTCACCGACCCGCACCGGTAGGTTGTTGCCCGCCGGGGTGGCCTGCTGGCCGGCGAGCTGCGCGGCGTAGGTCGCGCACGCGATCCCGGGTCCGTGCGGCTGCCCGCAGTGCTGGCAATGCATAGGTCGTCCTCCTGCTGCGTGACTGCTGGCAACGCCCGTGACCCGGGCGTCATCGAACACGGGCATGTACGTGGTGGACGTTTCACGCCAGGTGGCCCGCACGATCCGGTACACGTCGGTGTCCTGGTCGTACTCGACATCACCGTCGGCGGGGTCAGGCGAGAAATCGACGCCGATCGACAGGCCGGTGTACAGGCCATGCTCGGCGTCGTACAGCAGCTGGTCACGGTCGGCTTTCGCCGGCGACCCGTCGGGGCCGTCCAGCACGGCTAGCTCCACGACCGGCCCGGCGTCGGAATCGGTGATGCTGCGATGGAACCCGACCGGCGTGTAGTGGTCCTTCAGGTGCGGCAACCGGGCCGGGTCGCCGTATTCCAGCGAGCCGGGCGCGAACTGATATTTCAGGCCGTACTTGTTGCCGACCACGCCGTAGGGCACGGCCAGGCCGGTGATCGTACGGCTCTGCGTGTCCACCGTCGGCGCTGGTGGCGACCCGCCGAAATCGCTGGCAGCGAACACGTGCGCGGGACGGTCAGCGAAACGCAGCGCGGAACGGGTCGCGGCCGCGGTGGCGGCCGCGGCCGCGACGTTGCCGCCGGCCGCCGCGGTGCCGGTGCCGGTCACTGACACCGGGATGCCCTCCTGGGTGGCTATCCACTGCGGGTCGATCCCGCCGACCAGCGGGGCGATGCCCTGGTAGTAGGCGATCCGGGTCAGCGGGTCAGCGCGCAAATACTCGGTCAAGTCGAAGTTGACGGTGTGCCCGTAGCGGGTCACGTCACCCATCGTCAACCGGTCGGTGATAGCACGCATGTACGGGCCGTACATGCGTTGCAGTTTGTCGCGGCGCCGGGCGTCCTCGTTCTGATAGGTGCGGCTGGTCGTCGAGATGCCGATGTCCTCCGGGTCGACGCCGAGCCCGTTGGCCAGGGCTATCCCGACTTCGCGGCGTAGGTCTACCAGGGTCAGATCCCGCGGCGACGGGGTGGACACGTCCGCGCGTTTGACACTGCCCGGGATCCAGCCGTACGGGTACAACTGCCGCATCGCCCCGAACTCGGCCAGGAAACTGTCAATCTCGTCGTCCTGCATCGACGGGATTTCCGGGCTGTCCGAATCGGTGAAGTACTCGCGCAGCGCCGGGTTCTCCGCGTACATCTCCACCAGGGCGTCCAGCCGCATCGCGATCCGCACGGCGCGGGCGTTGGCGGCCAGGATGCCAGGGTTGGGCGAGTCGAACCGGATCATCAGCGCGGACGGGTACGGCTGGAACGAGCGGCCGTCGCCGCGGTCGATCCACACCTGACGCCCGAGCGGATCGGGTTTGCCGGTGCCCGGGTCGTTGACGGTGACACAGGCCGGGTCGAGCCGGCGCACACACACCGGGAAACGGTCGTAGTCCTGCGCGGTCACCTCCCACCAGGCGATTTTGCTCAAGGCCAGGTCTTCGATGGTGGCGGCCATATGCACCACGTTGGGCACGTCCGGGTCGAACTGGCGTAGCAGCGCCGAGGCGATCACGTTACCGCCGGAGTACAGCTGCAGCGGGAACGTGGCAATGGAACACAGCTCGTTGCGGCCACGCTGGACCGCGGCAACGGTCATCGCGTCGTCACGGGTCACCGGCCCGGAACCGGCACGCATCCGGGCGATCAGCCGGTCGACGGGCATCGGCGCGGTGTCGCCGACAGCGAAGCGGGTGGCGGGCTGCGCGGTGAACGACAGCGGGGCGGGCGCCCTGAACGCGTCACGCATTACGGCTACGGCCGCGCTAATCCAGCCCATGACTGCGCAGTGTAGGCGCGTGTGCTGGCAATTCAGACCACCGAACGGCCCCGAACCCGAGGATTTGTAGCAGGGCTTGTACCAGCCTGGCCGGGGACGCGGACGGTACGTGACCCGGTCCGGGCCGCCGGCATCGTCCGGGCCAGGTGCACAGCGCCGGCCGCGGCGTACGCGGTGTTGACGTGACCGCGGGCAGCGCCGAACACCCAGCGCTGCGCGGTCCAGATTTTCTCGGCGCGTAGCACGTGCGCGTCCAGCAGCTCCTGTCCGGAGTGCACGATCCGTGCGGCGGCCACCTGCTCCGCGAAGCCCATACACACCGCAGGTGCATCTGCAGACAGCTCTTGCACGTGCACGCCGCGCGGCGGCCACTCCCGATACCGTTTGTCTTTGGCCCGGCGGTCGCGTAGGTCGGCGTCCAGGGCGGCGGCCGGGCCGCGCGGAAACCATCCGAGGGTGTACGGGCGGACCCTGGCCACCCACGCCGGCAGATCCCGGCGTAGCTGCTGCAGGTCATGCCACGCTTTGACGACCTCCACCCGGACCCGGCCGTCGAGCTGCACGGCGGCCACGACCAGGGCGGCGTGCCGGGCGTCCGGGGAGATGTCCAAACAGGCGGCCAGCCGACCGCGTAGATCGGCCAGGGAGTCGGGTTGGGCCAGGGCGTGCCAGGCGATCGGGTCGATCGCCGGGTCGAGGTTCGGCACGCTCATGCACAGGTACTCGGTCAGGAACGTAGCCAGTTCCTCCGGGTCGACACCCGGGCGTGACACCCGGGCGGCGACACCGCGGATCGTGTCGTAGTCCATGCGCCGGCCGAGCTGCGGGCACGCGGCCGCCCACCCGGCCGGGTCCATCGGGTGCGTGCCTTCGGGCGCCGACCATTCCAGAATTCCGAGGCGTGGGTCGCCGGTGCCGGACTCGATGAATTCCAGGGCCGCGGCCCGCAACGCGAGCAGGACCACGGAAGTAGCGTCACCCTGGTTGGTCAAGAACACAGCCTGGGCGGACGGGTCGGCGTTCATCGCCGGGTACGCGGCCGCGTACGCCTCCCACGTGCGGTGCTCGCGTAGCTCGTCGCCGATCAGCCGGTTGATCGCCTTGCCGCGGCCGCCGCGTCGGTTCGCCGCCCCGATCTTGTACCGGCAGCGATGCACGGTGCACAGGGTTTCTTGACCATTGGCACTGCGTACAGCCGTCCTAGGAAGCTCTACCGCGAGTGTAGGAATTCGCTGCGCCGTCTCGACCGTGGCTAGCCACGCTTCGCGGGCCTGGTCCAGGTTGGTCGAGGTGCCAAATATCAGCGGCTGGCGCTCTACCCACATCCAATAGAGCGCGAGCACTTTAAGCAAGTGCGTCTTGCCCTGCTGGCGAGCCACGATCAGCAGTATCTGTCTAAACCGTGGCCGGCCGTCGGGCAGCAATTCACCGATACGAATGGCCGCGTGCTGCTGCCACGGGTCCAGGGGCTCGCCCAGCACGTCACGGGCGAACAGGATGACGGCAAAACCGTAGGATGTTTCAGGCGATAGTGGACGTAACGGCGGGGTCAACAGCCGCGGCGAGATCGACCCGAGCGGCAAAGGCTGCTCGGAGATCCCCGAGGGCGGCGGCGGCAGGATCGTCAGGGACATGCGTGGACCCGTCCGCTCTACGCGAGCCAGGCGACATGCCCAGCTTGTCCAATACGGCCTCCAGGCGTGGACCGAGCCGGGTAACCACGGTGATCATCCGACCGAAGTCGCGGGCGCCGTCCTGGCCGTCGGTGTCGGCCATAGTGTCCGCGGCCTCCTGCAGGCGGTCGGTCGCGTCGTCGAGCAGGGCGGCGTACCGGACCGCTAGCGCGATCATGGCGCGGTCGCGGGGTAGGTGCGGGGTGTCGGCCAGGGCGGTCTGCAGGGCCGCCGACAGGCTGGTGTCGGCAGGCTCCGGGGCGCCCGGGTCGGGTTCGGGCGGGGACGGGCCGTCGCGGTAGAGGTCGGTCACGATCGGTGACACTGCCGGAGGAATCGGGGTCGATCGGCCCGGGGAGAGAGAAGGGACAGGGCGCGGGTGTCCACGGGGGCCATGAACCGGAAAAATCTGCGAGCATCGATCGAGCTCGAGGTCGATCGACTCTGATCGATCATGCGAAGTGCGCCACTATATCCAGCGGTGGGCAGCCTAGATAGGTGCCGTGCACATGTGCACCACCCACGCCGCCGGCGCCACACCAGCACATGCGTGGC